AATGTGGCTGGAAGGCCCCTAGAAATTAGTGTACAAAGGAGTTGAAAATGTCAAAAGAGTATGAAGAAAACGACCTTATTCGCCAAGTACAGGCATACGCCAACGACCTGACGCATGGCGGTGAAGAGATTGGCGCTCATGGTTACATCCGTGACGCCTTCGACATTGAATTCATTGTAACCCGTGAACGTGGATACCTGGGCGCTCGTGTTCTAGTTGCTATTGGCGGGCCCACTATCTGGATTGACACACAAAAGGGCATTGTGGAGGGTTGGCGGTGGAGCGCTCATACCACTGAATGGTTCAAGGACAATATTGGATTGGATGATGCGCTAGAAGAGCTTTGGGACTGTAGCTAAGGATGTTCAGGAAGGCCCCTAGAACGCGCTGTGTGAGGCTTTCAGGGGCTAGGTGAGGGTAGGGTAGCCTGCCCTTGTTTCAAACGATTGTAGGGGCTTTAAATGGTTTCTCTAAAAAAGATAGGGGCACTATGGTGTGCCGTCCTGGGGGATGATACAATCTTGTTCCGTTCGCTAGATAAGGCCAACACCATGCGTTTCATCAATCGATGGAATGGTGTTGACACGGATGAAGAAGTGTGATACCCTTAATATATTTATATTAAATATAATGAAACATATATTTGGTTACATAGGTATTATTTTATTGTCTTATAGTGTAATGTCTTGTATGTTTCTATTACATTCAATAGAAACTATTATTCATATAATTATCTTTTCAATTCTTTCTCTTGGTGTACATATTTCATTCAACGATTACAGAGACTATGACTATTAACGATTGGATTAATGAAATTGATGTAAAGATTAACTATTCTCTATTAGATAATACAGAATGGATTAAAATACATATTGATGACCTAATAGAATTAAACGAAACAATAAAAGAGTATATAAACAATGGGAACAGTGATTAAAAAAGGGCTGGAATGCCCCGATTGTGGAAGCAGTGACGCAAGGGTAGAGTATGATAATGGCAGTTTCTTTTGCTTCTCTTGCAGAAAATCAACACGTAAAGGGGTTTCTGTGTCCAAAGATGTAAAGATTTATAACGCTTTCCCACAAAAAGAATTAGTTCATAAACCAATATCTCTTGACATTGTAAAAAAGTATGGTGTAAGGGTAGGGGTAAGTGAATATGATGGCTCAGTTTCCACTGTATATTACCCCTATTGCGATGCACAGGGGGTAATTCAAGGGTGGAAAATCAGGGAGTTACCAAAGGAGTTTAGGTTTGATGGGAGGCTGTGCGGATTCTTTGGGCAACATTTATTCCCCAGTGGTAAATTCCTAATTATCACTGAGGGCGAGGATGATTGTTTGGCCGTGGCTCAGATGCTGGCCGACGAAGGCAAGGCATACGCCGTGGTGAGCTTGCCTGATGGTGCAAATAAAGACGGAAAACTAAGTAAGCACGTATACGAGAACTTGGAATGGCTCAAGGGATTTGAGTCGATTCTGTTGTGGTTTGACACGGACAAGCCTGGGCGAACATACGCTAAGGCACTGGCCGATGAGCTGTGCGGGGATGTCACTGTTAAAACAATCTTCGCACCGGAGCCACACAAAGACGCTGGTGATATGCTCAAGGCAGGGTTCAAGGGGATTTTGCAGTTCTTTCGAGGTGCTGCGGAGCATGTCCCCGAGTTGATTGTTAGAGGGGAAGACCTTAGCCTTGATGAAATTTTTAAACCGAGGGCTACAGGTTACGATGTTGCATTTCCAGAGTTGATGAACAAATTAAAGGGTATTCGCAAGGGTGAAATTACTTTATTTTGTGCTGGCAGCGGTATTGGCAAAACATCATTTGTAAATGAAATTGCATACAGTTTAGTTAATAAACATAATCTAACTGTTGCAAATATCACACTTGAAACTACATTGACTGATGCTGCAATTAAATTCTTTGCAATGGATAATAATATCCCTTGGGCAAAGCTAGCCTACGGTCATAGCACATTGACGCAAGAGCAAAAGAAAAACACGTACGACAAACTATTCTCTAGGCTACACTTCTTCAATTACTTCGGCGCACTGAATGTAAATACACTTCTTGCAAAATGTAATTATTTTGTGAAGGTTTTAGGTGTAGATTTTATTGTGCTTGACCATGTATCGCTCGTCACGTCTGCCGAATCAAATGGCGATGAACGAAAAGATATTGATAGAATGATGGAGGCACTTGTTAAACTAGTGACAAGTACCGGGGTAGGGATTCTTGGTGTTGTCCACTTAAAGCGGGTGACAGGTAAGAATTTTAATGTCGGTGCTCAAGTAGACCTGACTGACCTCCGAGGGTCTGCCGGACTAGAACAGCTTGCATTTAATGTGATCTCATTAGAGAGAGATATGCAAGGGGATGATAAAGACCTCACAAAGATAAGGGTATTAAAAAATCGAGTGTTTGGGCATACAGGTGTATGTGATACACTCAGATTTTCTCATGAAACTGGCAGACTTTGCCCAATTGTCCTTGATGATTACCAATGACACCAGAACAAGAAGAACGTAAAATAAGAGAAATAAAGATTGACATTTTACTGACACTGATTGCGCTAATCACTTGGTGTTATCTCTTAATACAACTGATGAGGTGGTTATTTGACTTATAAAGTTTGTCTCATTATTCGTAAATAGAAAAGAAAGCTACTCATGTCTAAAGAACAAATGTTACAATTGATTAAATTACTAAGTGTAGTGGAAGTTCTTCTTGTGCAACGTTCAGGCATACCAGATTATACTTATGAGGAAATTTCGAGTGCTATTGAAATGCTTCAGCGGGAGATTTTGAAATGACTAAGCACACACCTGGGCCGTGGTTTGTCGGAACTGGCACAAGCGATCAGCTTGGCCCAGTCCTAGCAATTGTCAGAAAAGAAGAATCGTCTGGGGCCGCAATAGCCATCATTGACACTGTGCCGGGAGATGAGGTTAGCCAGGAAAACGCCCGTCTGATTGCCGCCGCACCTGATTTGCTGAATGCTTTGCAAGCCATCGTGAAGTCGCTGGCCTATCAAGACGACGAGGGCATGATTGAACACGCCCAGCAAATGATCGACGCACGCGCCGCCATTGCCAAGGCCACGGGAGAGCAAGAATGACAAAAGACGAAATCATCAAGCTGATGCGAGAGGCTTGCGACAAAAACAAAGTGGATGCCTGGGCAAATGAATTCTGGACTATTACCCAAGACGAGATTGAACGATTCGCCACCCTTGTCGCAGCCAAAGAGCGCGAGGCATGGACTAAGGCGTTAGATGCAGAAATGGTTTCGTGCCATTTAGGTGTTTTCAATGCAGAGGATGACCCAAGAGCCGCGATAGCCAAACTACTGGCGTGGCACCAAGACGCAGCCCTTGACCCAGCAGTATCCAGCCGAGCGCAAGAACTGATTTTGAAAGAGCGCGAGGAATGCGCAAAGTTATTCAAATCACATTGGCGCGAAACGTGGACAGACTAGCAATGCGTCGCCGCAATCCGAGCAAGGGAAAAAAATGAACAAACGAATTAAAGAACTTTACAATACCGTTGCTGGCAATGACAAATTGAATTTTGATAGTTATTTGGCCGAAAAGTTCGCCGAGTTGATTGTGCAGGAGTGTATTGATCGTATAAAACGAGTGGGTATTTTAGAAGATATCGAAAACGAAACTGATATTGTTGTCAGCGCAGTTAAAGAGCATTTTGGATTTGTCATAGCAAGGTTGGAAGAATGAATGAACGTATTCTAAAGCTCGCGGAGCAAGCTGGCTCAACACATAAACAAAGTCTTGGTGTGTATCAATTCTATGAGCATGAGTTAGAAAAGTTTGTTGAATTGATACTTAAAGAATTCAAAATTAAATGATGTATTTGGTATGTTTATTCTTTGTGTGTTGCATTCTTGATAAGATTATCAAATGATACTTGACATTGAAGCGAATGGGCTGCTATTAGATGTGACGAAGATATGGGTTGTCAAGGTTAAGCCCCTTGACAGTTCTATGTTCTACACATTCACAAATGCACAAGACTTATTCTTGTTCTTTGAGCATCGAGCACCTGAATGCTTGATTGGGCACAATGTCTACGGCTACGACTTGCCAGTGCTTGAGAAGGTTTGGGGTGTAGATTACAGTCACAATAAAATCTTTGGCAAGAAAGTCCCGATATGGGACACACTGTTAATGTCTCAGTATGTTGAGCCTGACATGCTTGGGCACAGCCTGGACGACTGGGGCAAGCGGCTTGGTCGTGAGAAGATTGACTACAGGGCTGCATTGATTGCTGCCGGAGCACTTGACAAAGACGCAGAACGTGGTGCAGAATTTGGGTTCTATCACCCACTGATGGAAACATATTGTGAACGCGACTGCGAAGTGTGTGAGATGGTTTTTAACAAACTTAAAGGTAAGGTATGATGTACGCTAGTGACTTTGTACGTTTGTATTCTTTGCTGAATAACATTGAATATCTCCAAATCAATTCTTCACCAGAGTTTATTGGGAGGCTCAGGGCTGAAGCAGCAATGGCTAGAATTGCTCTGGATGTTTGTGTAGTGCGTAACATTAACAATGTGGAATTGCTAAATGAAGTTTCAGCTTGCAAGCAAGAGTCGAATGTTAATGGCTCGCCAGGAAATAACGGGGTTCAGGTTTGACATTGCCAAAGGCATTGCACTAAAGCAACAGCTAGAGGCTGACATGGAGGCAATCAGGGCAATCTGTGAGCCGCAATTTCCAAGTCGTAAACTTAATAAGACGGAAGAATCCAAATGGACACTACCCTCAAAGCCTTTCAAACAGGACGGATCATATTCAGCAAGCCTCCTTGCCTTTGTAGCAAGGAACAATCTACAGATTGTGAATGGCAAGATTCTTGTCGAACAAGACCAGTTTCCCATCATTGGAAATACCTGTATAAAGTCTCAGACCACAATGACTCTTGCCAATCAGGACGATTTGAAAGAGTGGCTTGTCTCGCAGGGATGGAAACCTACGCTGTGGAATTTTAAGAAAGATGCCAAGGGCAAGCCTGTAAAGGAGAATGGTAAGCTGATGCTAACCACCCCTAAGCTACAAGATAAGGGCAAGCTATGCCCCAATCTTGAGGCAATGGCTGGCCCTCTCATCCGTGATGTGGTCAAGTGGCTTTCGCTTCGCAACAGATTGGCTGTGCTTACAGGGTGGCTTGAGCACCCAAGGCTGGCGATTGACGGCAGACTTCCAGCGGGGTCTTCCGGCATCACTCCAACCTTCAGGCAAAAGCATACAGTTGTTGTGAATGTTCCGAAGGCAGAGGCAGGGGTTTTGTATGGCAAGGAGTTTCGTTCCTTGTTCATTGCAGACGAGGGTATGGTGCTGGTAGGCGCTGATGCCGCTGCGCTTGAGGCACGAGTGACAGGACATTACACTGCGAAGTATGACAATGGCGAGTATGGGCGGGAGTTGCTGGAAGGCGACATTCATTCAAAGAATGCTTGGGTATTTTACAAAGATGAATTACAATCTCTTGGATTGGTGCAAGACGCGTCTAACAAGGAAGACAGCAGGTTTAAGCCTTCACGTTCCAAGTCGAAGAATGGTGCCTACTGCCTTGCCTACGGTGGCAGCGCGAAGAAGCTGGCTGAAACCTTGGGCATTTCAGACAAACGAGGTGAAGATGCTTACAACGCTTATTGGAAAGCCAATTGGGCGCTTGCCAGATTCAAAGATGCAGTGGTTAAGTATTGGAAAGACAAAGGAGAAAAGAAATATGTCGTAGCTATTGATGGAAGAACCCTCTGTTCTCGTAGTGAACACAGCCTAGTAAACCTTCTCTTTCAATCTTGTGGCGCAATTGCAATGGACTTGGCCCTATGCCTGTTCGACAAGGCGCTTGGTGGTAATCCACTGGATGAGAATGGATTGCCCACGTACACGTACAAAGGCAAGAAAGTTAGGCGTGTTGGCTTTTTCCACGACGAATTGCAAGTGGAATGCCATCCAGAAGTTGCAGATGAAATTGGACAACTCATTGTCGATTGCATCAAGCAAGCTGGTGTCATGTTAAATATGCGTATCCCTCTTGACGGTGAATACAAAATCGCTGATAATTGGGCTGGCACTCACTAAGCTGGATTAGTTAAATGGCATAACGGCTGACTTGTAATCAGCAATCGACAGTTCGATTCTGTCATCTAGCGCCATGTATGGAATGCCACGCATTAACCCCTTAATGTATGTAATTATCTTATGAAACCGACTATTCAAACTACCTCTAGTAAAAAATCTTCTATCAAGTCCTGGCCCCGTCCAGAAGCAGGCGTTACGCTTGCAGCCGTGTCAATGATTGTTGACATGGGTGTTCAGGCACGACCTGACTTTGTTGACCAAAGTGGCAAGAAAATCCCTCGTCGCCCTGTTCAACAGCTTGCAATCTTGGTTGACCTTCTCACCCAAAAGCACAATTGGGGTGGCGATCTCGGAGAGAAACAGATTCGCATGCCGCTGTATAACACGTTCGAGGGTCAGGTGTTGGGCCATGACTTCGTTGTGTATAAGCAAGACGATGGTGTTGTAACCTTCAATGCCAAGAGCAAGATGGCAAAGCTGGCTAGCGCTTGCGGAGCTTCCAAAGAATTGCTTGCCAATGGGCACGATATCTCTGCATTGCTTGGCAAGGCATTGATGGTGGAAGTTTCGGAGCGCGAATACAATGGCAACTTCTACCACAAGATTAAGGGCGTTATGCCAGTGATGAAGGGATTGCCTATTCCTCCGCTGGAAGCCACCCCTGTTCTTGTGTCTTTTGAAACATGCACTGAGGAACAGGCAAAGCTAATTCGTTCCGATGTTCGTAAGCAAATTATGAAGGCAGAGAACTACGATGGAAGCACCATTCAGAAGGTGTTTATCAAACTTGGTTTTGACGAGGGTGGCTTTGAAGAGAAGCCAGAAGCCAAGGGTGGAGCCTTGGCGATTGACCTTGATGACGATATCCCATTCTAAGGAGTAAGAATGATTGGACTGGTTGACGGTGATGAACTCATCTACAAGGCATGTGTCACGCCGATCACCTTTCTGAATGAAGCAGATGAAGTGGAGGTTACAGACATCGAGACTTTCTCTGATGCTGTAACCAACTTTTTAGACCTGCTCGCACAATGGCAAGTAAAGGCAGAGGCAACTGATGTTGTCATTTGTCTTTCTTGTCGTGACAGAAAGCTGTATCGGAAACATTTCTACCCAACATACAAAGCCAATCGCGGAAGCGAGAAGCCTAAGTTCTATTGGGAACTGGTTGACTATGCCATTGAGAATTTCCAGTGGGTTGAAGAGCCTGGGCTTGAGGCAGATGATGTTATGGGTGTTCTCACAGGGATTTATGAGGACAACATTATAATTTCGTCTGACAAAGATATGGACACTATTCCAGGTAAAAGGTATAGCCCATATCACGATGCCTTCTACGAAACCACTGAGTACATGGCTGATTACAATTGGCTTAAACAGTCTCTAACAGGTGATTCCAGTGATGGGTATAGTGGGGCCAAGGGCATTGGTAAGATGAAGGCCGCGGAGGTTTTGGCCGTGACTAAGATGGCAAAAAACTTTGACTTCGCTTATGAACACGTTCTTAAAATGTTTGAGTTTAGGGGCCAGCCAAAAGAAGAGGCAATTGCAAATCTTATTTGTGCTCGCATCCTTCGATTCTCAGATGTAAAGAAAGAAGGTACAACTTTGTTTGTTGACATCCCTAAAATCAATAAACCATTTTATGTGGCTTCCATTCTGGCAAGTATGTGATGGCAGATTTCAGATACTGGAAACATGAAAACTTAATTGCATTTTGTGAAGCTGCCAATGCAAGGCTGAAAGAAATGCAGAAACAAATTGCAACAGAAAGGCAACTCGCTTATGAGTGGGGATTCTCAGATGGAGTGGATTCCTGTAGACAAGTCTCTACCGGAAAAAGAAGCGCTTCTACTAATCAGGACACTAGTTCATGTGACGCTGGGAACGTTTGAAGACAACTTCCTAGATGAAGAGGGGGATGATATTCAGTGTGTAACGCATTGGGCATACATCTACGAACCTGAAGGCTACTAATGAATATACTTTTACTTGACACAGAAACAGCCCCACACTCTGCGTATGTATGGGGATTGCGTAAACAAAACGTGGCAATCAATCAGATTATCAATTCTGGCGAGTTGCTATGTTACGCAAGCAAATGGTATGGCGAAGACGAGGTTACGTTTGACAGTGTAATGAAGAGTCAGAAGCGGCACATGCTGCAACGTCTTGCACGAGACTTGCGGAAGGCTGATGTTGTTGTGCATTACAACGGTCATAAGTTTGACATGCCTGTGATTAACAGTGAGTTTATTCGTAACCACGTTCCTCCTGTTTTGTCATATAATCATGTTGACTTGTTGAAAGTTGTACGTCAACATTTCCGCTTCCCATCAAACAAGCTGGATTATGTGGCACAAGAGC